CTGGTATTCCAAATTGTTCCAAGATTGTAAGTATATCCATTACTTATTCCCATCTATTAGCTCCCCCCATAATGAGGTTTTGCCATTAATTATTTGTACTATATGTACAGTAAACAAACCTCCTCTAAAGTAATCAACAACTGCAAAAGCATGTGCCCAATTTATAGCTTTACCACCAAGCCATTTATTCTTCTCAGGACTCATATCTTTTAAACATCCTAAACTCCAAGCAGACTTAGGTCCATCTATGTGAGTTACAGATGCTTGTTGCAATCCGTGATGATGACCATACATTACGTTAGCACCTAACATTAAATGTGCTTTAGCGTGATGCATACCTGATTTATGATGTCCGTGGTAATAGTGTAATTTACCTATTTTAAGCCACTTTTTAGGCTCTAAATCAGAAGGGTAATACTTATACCCTCTACCTTTTAAATCCGTGCTATTTTCAAACTTATACTGTGGTAAATAAGGATGTTGCTCTACAAACATATTACACCATTCATCGTGATTACCACCGCATAAGTATTTCTCTTTGCAATTAGCTTTATCTAAAGATTCATCTATACTGTCAAGAAGCTCATTAACACCTTTCACATCTTTATCAATTCTAGGTATAATATACTCTAGAGGTGGCATTTTCTTTCTTTTCCATTGCCAATGTGAAACACTATTCCATTCACCTAAATCGCCTAAATCAATATATATATCAGGCTTTACTATCTCAATCGCTTTTTTTACAACGTTTATCGCTGCTTTATCGTGTATCGGTGCATGTTTATCTGGTGTGACAATTGCACGCTTTATTACACCTTTGTCTTTTGCCATAGACTCTCCTAATTTAGTTGTTTATCTATATGTCCCCAATCATTTGGGTTAGTCCAGGCGGAAGTCGCGTCTTCCAAAAGTTCAATTGTTTTTGTTCTACTTAACTTTAAAAACCTATCCCCACATTTCATACATTGCCATATTAAACTACTATCATGAGCCCCTAATATTTCAACTCCTGCTATAGTATCCTTACAACAACTAGGACATTCATCTGGTTTATTTATATAGGCTTTATCACCAATAACGCCTATTCTATCAATTATATCACCTTTATCTCTATCAGTAATATCATTAAGTAGAACAAATAACTTATCTATCATTATTTCAAAATAGCTTTTTTAATAACTTCTTCAACAGAATCATAAATAGCTGTTAATATTTTTTCTTCTGTTTTTTCTGATATAATAGGTACATCTACGTTATCATTTAATTCTTTAACAATTTTTTCTTTCATTTCATCGTTAAAAATGTAATCTACTATCATATGTTTTAAGTCCATTTTACCTCCTATTTAAAAGTCTTGTGGTCTAATAAATCCAGTTGAAACCTTAGTTCTTTCGTGTTTCTTAATTCTTGCTATTCCTTTTTCAAATTCTTGCTCAAAAGCTGCGGATACATTAAAATCTAAACTAGGTGGATATTTGTATCCTATAGCTATAGCTCCAGTTAAAAGTATCTCATGAAATGCTGATGGTATATCTTTTAAAGGACCTACTGTCGATAACATAGCATCATCTTCATCTGTACCAACTGCAGAAGATGTAAATTGACTTGCAAATGTATCGGCATAAACTCTTATATTTCCTGTTCCAGTTATAGAACAAGATTGATAGTTACTTACTCTACCATCTCTTGTAATTGCATTTGTAATTTTTTCAACTATACCTAGTCTTTTAGATTTTGTTGTACTTTTATCACCGTCATAATCACTAATCATCCAAAATCTTTTATTTTCAGCATTTGCTATAGGTGTAGATAAAGCTGTATCATTAGCATCATTTGGATTAAATATTTCGTCATCTTGTATTATAGGTTCTCCTATAAGTTTAGGTATTCTAACATCATTAAATTCAACTTTATTTATTTTTATAATAGAGGTATCTATACTATACCATCTTTGACCTGCAATGGAATTATATATAAATGTTTTCTTTATAGCTCCAGTTCTTTCGGCTATTCTATTAGCAGATTGTTCTATATACATTTCTAATTGTCTATTACTTACATCTTTATGATGAAGTCTTAATAATTCTGTTATCTGTTGTTTATTCATTTAGACATTCCTAAATCTTTAGCAGAACCAAATTGACCAACAACCCTTTGCAATTCAGCAGACCTTTTTGCAGTTAAATATTCTACTTGAGAGTTTAATAAAGAAACTAATTCTGTATCTTCATCATCTTGAACATAGTTACTCATATAACCCATACAAAGATTTAATGCAGTATCAAGGTAAACTAAAACTCTAGCTTCAGTAGGTAGTCCATGAAAAATTTCATCCTCATCCATTGAACTAATTAAAGAAAAATTATGCCATCCAGAAGTGCTACCTAAATCATGAGTAATATTTGCATCATCTTCTTTACCTACTCCAAATTTTGGAAAAGACATATAATAAACTTTTCCTGTTGGTTGAGAAGACGATTGTAACGGACCTATTTTTATCCCTCCATTATCAGCTACATACCATATAGGGTCAAATGGGTCATTTTCATAATAAATACTATTAGGGTTAAACGTATTATCATTATATTGATTTATTTTTCTACATGGATAATAATAATTAGTATTGTCAGTAGCTTCATCATTATGATTTTCTCTTAAAACTCTTAAAATTCTTTTTCCATAAGAAAAGCCTTGTGCATTATAAATTGCATCTGATGTTTCAGAGTAACTATTTGATTCTCCTAAATTTTCTAAAATAATATTATCACCTATAAATTCTGATACAGTTTGAAATGCAGATTCAAAAGCTTCATTTAACATAGTATCACCAAATAAAGTAAATATATCTTGTCCTAATAAAAACTGTATATATTCAATAGGAGGTTTTCCTCCAAAATTAAAGGAACTGCTTCCTATCTTATCATCGATAGGAGACATTCCAGTCATCGAACCTGGTGCTACTGGTCTATTTGAACCTGTTGCTGCCATTATTTACCCTTTTTCTTTTTTTTCTTTTTTCTAGTATTTGGTTTAACACTAGAATTATACTTATTTCCTATACTATTACTATATACAAACTTCTTTGCCATATTCTCTCCTTATAAGGGGCCCGAAGGCCCCTTATAATTTATTAGTTACTCACCTATTAAGATGGGTCAGCTCCTACACCACCGATATCAGACGTTTCTAAATCATCTTCAGCAGCTATCGCTATTGATACCTTAACCGAACACGCATCTTCAATATCAGCGCCATCTGTATATACATGCACCCTCATAAAAGGAGCATATATATCTGTTAAATCCGCAACTAATGTTGAAACAGAAGCGGCAGATGTATCTAATGTATAGTCTAAATTAGCACTAGCATTAGCCCAATTAGGGTGTGCAATACTACCTGGAGTAAGTACATCGCCAGTTGTTAAACCGTTAACTGATGTTTGAATATAAGCGTCAATATCACCGTCAGTTGCAGAAGTTTCAGTAACTTCTAATCTAACAGATATTTTCTTATTTTCCCAGTTAGCTATATCGTTAGGAATAGCTGATGTAAAAGCTCCAGTTACATTTGCACCACCAGAATCGGCAACTGTAACTGTTTCCTCAAATAGAACGTCTTTACCTTTACTTGTTTTAGTCCAAGCCATAATTTACCTCCTACTTAAGAAAACTTAAGAATTGCGTGAGTTTCTGGTAACTGAATTTCCAAGCCAGCTTCAGTTATGATTTGGTCTTGTCGACCATCAACACCGTTGTCTTGAACATTAGTTTCTACATAAGTGTCTCGACTCACACCATTACCCACTAGTGGTCTATATGCTACATTACCAAGGTCAACTGCTACGCAGTAATCTTCCCATGGTCCTCTTAATAAAGGTTCTGCAACAAAATGTAAATTACCAAAAATAGTATTTACCATTGTTACTGTATGTCCAAATGCACCTTGAATGTTTTGAACATCTAACCTGTATTGAGATGAGCCTACAGAATTATTCATAAAAGAACCATTACCTAATTTATTTAAGTAAGTGATTACTTTTCTTGAAGCAAGAACAAGTTTATTTCCACTGTTTCCACTTTCTGCTGCAAAGAAATCTTCCATTGCATCTAAGAAAGCATCATAACCAGATGAAGAATAACTCATGTTATATACTTTACCGTAAGATTCAGTATAAGGTAAAATACCCCAAGAAGTTCTTACTGGTGAAGAACCGTCAGCTGTTTGAGCACTGTCGTGTCTTCCATATCCAAATAACATAGCTTGTTCAATATCCATTTTGTGTTCCATTAATTTGTCTGTCCAAATTCTTTGGAACTCATTTGCGATACCTCTATACTCAGTAGCAAGAGATGTACCAGAGAATATATTCATACCTGTTTTAAAGATTTGAGTATAACCTTCTCTGTCGTACAATTTGTCTTCCCAACCAAGAGGAGTATCAGTACCCTCAGCCCAAGCACTACCAATCACTTGACCTTTGTTACCTGCAGTAAAAGTAGTACCACTTGGTATTGCTTTTCCTACAGCTTGCAAAGCTTCACCTTCAAGAGTAGTTGTATTATCATCAGTATCATGCTGTATTTCAGCTGTAGCTGTAGGACTTGCTGCACTTGAAACTGTTGCAGCAGGGTCTATTCTTAAATAATAAACTTCACCATCATCAGCTAAGTCATGACACCACAAAATTCTTTTCTTGTCTTTGATTCTCCTTACACGAGAACAAATTATTTGAAAATTGTCCAGCAATTCTTTATCAATACGCTTATACAATTCATTTTGCATAAGCTCTGTTCCACCATTTGCATTTTGATTAAGTTCGTTTTTTTCTGGACCACTATCTAATATTGTAACTTTCACCATTATCC